AAACGGTGCTGTAGTTAATGACCAAGACTATGACGTGATTGGTCAGGACATTACTAACTTTCCTGCTTTGGTTACTGGCAAGCTAACAATCTTACAATGGACAGCAAATAATCTTTCAACGCCTAACGGTAATCCAGTAAACGTATTAATTAATACTATTGTTGGACAGGTAGGTTACTCATTTAGTTATGACGTTGATGCTTTCAACCTGTATCAAAATGGCATTTTATTAAAGCAGGGAACGGATTACACTACGGCATCCGGCGCATATACATTAGCTAACTCACCAACAACTTCTATAACAGTTTTACAACAGCAAACTTTTGCAAGGACAGGTGCGGCATGACCCAAGCATTTAATCTATCGCAACTCGCAAATCGAGTTAATTCTTCCGGTCAAATTGATGCGGGTACAGCTTTAACCGGAACAGTTCCTATTGCCAATGGCGGAACTGGCACAACTTCCACTACTTTTGTTAATTTGGCAACCAATGTAACTGGAACTTTACCTATAGCTAATGGTGGAACAGGTTTAACAGCTACGCCAGCCAACGGGCAAATAGATATAGGTAATGCTTCTGGGTTTACAAGAACAACTATTACAGCCGGTTCCAATGTGATCGTGACCAATGGTGCGGGAAGTATTACTATTGCGGCGGCAGGTAATATGACCGTAGATACTAATACTTCATCTGGCGCAACAACTTATAACATTGGAACTACAATCTTTGCCAGAAGCGCCGATGGCGGCACTGGATTTTTAGATTTAAATTCAGCACAAGCTATTTACACAGACGGGACAACTTTTTCTACTGCTAATATAGGTTCATCATTAACTGGAACTTGGAGATGCAGAGGTAATTCTTTTCAGTTTACCGTGTCGGAAGATGTATATAGATACCTTTATTCTTTCCAAAGAACTGCGTGATATAATGTAAAAAACAATACATGATAAAGGTTCTGTTAGTGAATAGAATCTAACCGGAAAAGGAACTATCATGGCTGTATTTAATAAAAATACTTTGTATCAAATCAGTGGATTTGACAATCCTATTATTGCGGGCGAACTGGTATATGGACAACAGGTCTTTTGGAACTTAGATTTCAAGACCAATGGCGAACCTGTAGACCTATCTGACGCAACTATAGACGCACAAATTATTCGTAGGCAAATCTCAAACCTACACGATACACGCTATGGTCTTACTTTTGATATTGCAGACTATATCTCCGACCCTGCACCAGACCCTATTGAATTGCCTATTCAAAATGTAGATGGTCCTAATGGAACTTTTACTTTGGTTATGGATGAAAACGCGTGGGATGTTATGGCTAATGACCCGCAGTTAAACATATCTATTAACAATTGCGTGGCTTTTTCTGGTCGAATTAAAATTAGTTTTCCTGCAAGCGGGACAAGTCCTGCACAAGATTCCATTATCTTTTTACTATTCCTTGTTCGTTCAGACGGGGTGGTTAATTGACTTCTCTAACCATCAGCAAGGGACAAGTAAACGATATTTCTGTTACTGTTAATCAAACAGACGTAGGCGTTACTCAGTCTAATAATGTATCGGTAGAAGTCACTCCGACTCCCAATACAGAAATAACAATTGACCGTGGTGTAAAAGGCACGTCTGGTAATTCTGGCTATAGCGGAACAAGTGGATTCTCTGGCTACTCTGGTAAAGATGGTTTTTTAGGCGGTTCAGGTTTTTCTGGTTTTAGCGGAGAATCTGGTTTTAGCGGAACATCCGGTTATTCTGGTTCTGGAATTTCTGGCTTTTCTGGTTATTCCGGTCAAGATGGTTTTATTGGTGGTTCTGGTTATTCTGGATTTTCAGGTTTTAGTGGTCTGTCTGGTTATAGTTCTTTTTCGGGAATTAGCGGATTTTCTGGCGATTCTGGATTAAGTGGTTATTCAGGATTTAGTGGTTCTGGTATTTCAGGATACAGCGGTTCAGGAATTTCTGGTTATTCTGGATTTTCTGGTCTTGGCGATAGCGGTTATTCAGGCGAAAGCGGCTACTCTGGGTTTAGCGGAATTTCGGGTTATAGTTCTTTTTCTGGCATAAGCGGTTACTCAGGGGATTCAGGACTAAGTGGATTTTCTGGCTATAGCGGTTCAGGTATTAGCGGTTATTCCGGTTCTGGAATTTCAGGATACAGCGGATTAGGTTTAAGCGGCTATAGCGGAGAATCTGGATATAGCGGTGAATCTGGGTTTAGCGGTCTGTCAGGATATAGTTCATTTTCTGGAATTAGCGGTTTTTCAGGAAGAAGCGGATTTTCTGGTTCCGGAATTTCTGGTTATTCAGGAAGTGGTATTAGTGGATTTTCAGGTTTTTCAGGAAGAAGCGGATTTAGCGGTATTTCTGGTATTTCCGGTTTTTCAGGAAGGTCTGGATATTCGGGTGCTATTGGTTTGGGCGGTGCTAAAGGTAGTTGGGGTGCATTTTGGGATACAACAACCCAAGCGGTTGCTATTGATACGCCTGCGGCAATCACATTTAATTCAAGCGATATTGAAAGCACTGGCATTACTATCGGAAGTCCGGCATCAAGAATAGTTATTGGAAACACTGGAACTTACAGTTTTGGTTACAACTTACAATTTGTTAATAATGGAACTTCGGTTGGTGTTGTTCAAATCTGGATTCAACAAAATGGTGTAAATGTAGCAAGTTCATCATTTAATTATGATGTTCAACCCAAAGGTTCATCAGCATTTTCAAGCCAATTAACAACCGTAAGTTATTTATTTAATTGTGCGGCTAATGATTATATTGAACTATATTGGCAAACAGATAATGCTGATGTTGAACTTTTACCAATTACAGCTAGTGGTTCTTATCCTGATACGCCATCTGCATTAGTAAATGTCGCGCAAGTATATTATTCGCAATCTGGCTATTCTGGTTACAGTGGAACTAGCGGATTTTCGGGTTTTTCAGGAAGGTCGGGATTTAGCGGAATTTCAGGTTATAGCGGAATTTCAGGTTTTTCGGGCAGGTCTGGTTATTCTGGAAGCGGTATTTCTGGTTACTCTGGTTCTGGAATTTCTGGATATTCTGGTGCCATTGGTTTAGGTGGTGCAAAGGGAAGTTGGGGTTCTTTCTTTGATACAACTAATCAAACAACAACTATAAATACTGCAACACCTATTACATTAAATTCTACAGACCCAGATTCAACTGGTGTATCTATAGGAAGTCCAACATCTAGAGTTGTGTTTGATAATGTTGGAACTTATAGTCTTACATTTTCTATTCAGTTTACTAACCACAGCACTGCATTAGGAAATACTCAAGTTTGGTTAAAACAAAATGGCGTTAATGTGCCAGATAGCACCACGCATTTTGACGTGCCTGATAAACAAGGCAGTTCATTTTCTAGCGAAGTATTAACTGTTAATTTTGTATTTAATATTGCCGCCAATGATTACGTAGAACTGTATTGGCAAACTACAAACGCTGACGTATACATAGAAACAATTGCGGCTGGTGTTAATTACCCCGAGACACCAAGCGTCATATTTACCGCAACCCAAGTATATTATTCACAATCGGGTTACTCTGGTTTTAGCGGCTTAGGTTTATCTGGATATTCTGGGGTAAGTGGATTTAGCGGCATTTCAGGTTTTTCAGGAATTAGTGGCTATTCCGGTTCTGGAATCAGCGGCTACAGCGGTTCTGGCGTTTCTGGATACTCTGGGTTAGGTTTGTCTGGATATAGCGGCATAAGTGGATTTAGCGGCATCTCAGGGTTTTCTGGGAGGTCTGGTTATTCTGGTTCAGGAATATCCGGTTATAGCGGTTCTGGTGTATCCGGTTATAGTGGTTCAGGCGTTAGTGGCTATTCTGGATTTTCTGGAACTGGTTTATCTGGATTTTCCGGCATAAGCGGTTTTAGTGGAATCTCTGGATTTTCGGGAAGGTCTGGTTACTCTGGAAGTGGCATTTCTGGTTACAGCGGGTCTGGTGTTTCTGGATATAGTGGTTCTGGAGTCAGCGGATATAGTGGCGCAGTAGGCACTAGCGGTTTTAGTGGAATATCTGGTTTTAGCGGAACTAGCGGATTTTCTGGGATTAGTGGTTTTTCAGGAATCAGCGGATTTTCTGGAATCAGCGGTTTTTCGGGAATTAGCGGTTTTAGTGGAATTTCAGGATATAGCGGTTCCGGTATTTCTGGTTATTCTGGTTCTGGCGTATCTGGTTATTCCGGATCTGGAATTTCTGGGTATAGTGGTCAAATTGGAATTAGCGGATTTAGTGGAATTTCTGGTTTCTCGGGGATTAGCGGATTTAGCGGTATTAGCGGAATTTCAGGTTATAGCGGAAGTGGAGTTAGCGGTTACTCTGGTTCTGGTGTGTCTGGATATTCCGGTTCCGGAATTAGCGGATACAGTGGTGCAATAGGCACTAGCGGATTTTCTGGAATTTCTGGATTTTCGGGAATTAGCGGTTTTAGCGGCATCAGTGGATTTAGTGCTATTAGTGGATTTTCTGGAATCAGCGGTTATTCTGGTTTTTCTGGAAGAAGCGGCTATTCTGGCATTGATGGCGTATCGGGTTTTAGTGGTCGTAGTGGATATTCTGGTTCTGGTATTTCTGGGTATAGCGGGATTGGAACTTCTGGATTTTCAGGAATAAGTGGATTTAGTGGCGCATCTGGAATTTCTGGTTTTTCTGGAAGAAGCGGCTATTCTGGCATTGATGGCGTATCTGGATTTAGCGGAAGGTCTGGTTATAGCGGCACTAACGGAACTAATGGTACTACAGGAACTTCTGGATTTAGCGGTTTCAGTGGCACTAACGGAACCAATGGCGGAACAGGCACATCTGGTTTCAGCGGTTTCAGCGGAACTAACGGCACTAATGGTGCTACTGGAACGTCAGGATTTTCAGGTTTCAGTGGCACTAACGGAACCAATGGCGCTACAGGGACATCTGGATTTTCTGGATTTAGCGGCACTAACGGAACTAATGGCGCAACGGGAACGTCAGGTTTCAGCGGATTTTCTGGCTATAGCGGAAGTTCGGGAATCAGTGGATTTTCTGGCGCTACGGGTTCAAATGGCGTTGATACAAATACTAGCGCAACCACAACAAATTACGCTATTGGAACAACTATACTTGCAAATCAAGGAAGCACTACTAGAATTTCTCTCTGCCAAACATCAACAGTTGGATATATAAGTGGCGGCGCGGGCGCGGAAAGGGCGGGTGGTACTTTATTCACTGGCACTTGGAGGTCTAGAGGTGGAAGTTTTAAATCAATTGGAAGTAGTTGTTGTTGTGTTGGCTTTACTCCTGCTTTATATCAACGAACTGCATAAGGAAAAATAATGGCTTTGCAAGAATGTGGAGTTTTTAAATTTGGCAATCTTAGAAACGTGCAAAAATTATGGAAAGAATCTGGCGCGTATATATGTATTTTGGATATGCAATATAAAACTGCACCCATAGAAACGGATGTAGATTATTGTGCTAGAGAAAATGATTTTGAAGAAACGGGGCAATTTGTTTACCAATTAATTATGACTGGTCAATATCAAGGTGAAATGACTGATTACATTTACCCTGAAGATAGAGAACATACATCTACAGGAACAACAACATTTTGAAATCTGTACAAGCCAATAAAGATTTTTCATTAAACGGTGTGTATATGGAAATATATTACGCTAATAAAAATGAAGGATTAAAAAAGCACGAACATACTTTTCCGCATTTAACGGTATGTATTCAAGGTTCATGCGTTATACGCAAAGAAGGAAAGCAATTATTGGTGACAAAAGATTCAACGCCAATTTTGCTTAAAGAAAATGAATGGCACGAAATAGAAGCATTGGAAGATGATACAATATTTATGAATGTGAAACCTTAAAACAAAATAGGAAAATACGTGAAATATACAATAGTAATACCAACATACAATAATTGTGACAAATACTTAAAACCTTGCATAGATTCAATATTTAAATATACAAACCTTGCTGACATTGAATTAATTGTTTCTGCAAACGGATGCACAGACAATACTTTTAAATATTTGCAATACGTTGAAAGTTCGTTTGAACAATTAGGCTTAGGAAATAATTTCAAATGGTATTGGGATGAAAAACCATTAGGTTATTCAAGGGCAAACAATCGCGGCATTAAATACGCGACAACCGATAAGATTGTTTTGCTTAATAACGACACTGTATTGTTGGAACAAAATACAAGTGACTGGCTTACTTTACTAGAAGCGCCATTTATAGCAAACCCTAAGTGCGGCATTTCTTGCATTATAAAAGGTCATTCTGAACCTGCTAATCGTGAGTTTGCGGTTTTCTTTTGCGTAATGGTTGATAAAAAAGTATTTCAAAAAATTGGTTTGCTTAATGAGGAATACGGTGTAGGCGGTGGTGAAGATACCGAATTTTGCATTGAAGCGGAAAACGCAGGTTTTGAAGTTTGCCAAGTGCTAGATAAAACTTGGGAAGGCGGTCAATATGTTGGTTACTATCCAATCTATCATAAGGGCGAAGGCACAATGCACGACCCTAATTTGGTTAAAGGTTGGGATGATATATTCTTAAGAAACTCTCTTAAACTTGCCAAGAAATATAATCACGATTGGTATCGGTGGCGACTATCAAACTACTGGGAACGGGCGGTATTTCTTAAAGGCGACCCAGTTTTCCCGCGTGAAGTTACTCGATACAAATATGCAAATGAAAATCTTATAGGTAAAAAGATATTAGAGATTGGTTGTTCTGATGGCTATGGTATTCAATTTTTCCCTACAGACATTGAATATACAGGCGTAGATTACGACCCCATTATTATTGATGTTGCCAAAGAACAGGATTGGGGATACAACGCACAATTTTTCCATTCAGATATTAATAAATTTGAACTTGAACAATACGATACTGTGGTTGCGTTTGAGGTAATTGAACATTTAGACAACGGTATAGAAGTAGTTGAACGTCTAAAAAAACACTGCAAGCGCTTATTGATTACAGTTCCAATGAATGAACCTGTAGGTTTCTGGGGACCGCATCACAAATTGCATGGGTTAAATGAATCACACTTCCCCGGCTTTGAGTTTAAATATATTAACGAAGCGGGTGATATATTAGATAGTCCATGTCCTATATCTGATACAAATCAACTTAACTTAATGATTTGCAGGTGGACAAATGACTAGAATACTTTGTTCGGTATCTACAAAAGGCAGGTATCACACTACTTTACCGTTGACTATTCAAGCAATTATTAATCAAACCAAACCTGTTGATAAACTAATTGTTTTTGATGACAACGATACTTCAGAAGATATGCGGAATGTCTTGCAATATCAGCATTTTTTTATGATGCTTGATATTAAACGAATACCTTGGGAATGGGTATTTGCAGGAAAGAAAGGACCGCATCACAATCATCAAGTTGCAAATATGATGGATTACGATTGGGTCTGGCGCGTAGATGACGATGCAATACCTGAACCTAATGTTTTAGAGAATCTAAGCAAACATATTGCTGATGATGTTGGCGCTATTGGCGGGTCTATTCTCACCCCACCTTTAACTTTTGATACGTCTAAAGTCACTGGATTTATTGAGAACATAGGCAAAGAAAATAACATTCAATGGAATTACATTGATAAAGTTAAATATGTAGACCATCTGCATTGTTCATTTTTATATCGGTCTAAAACTCACGATTACAATTTAGGACTTTCTAAAGTAGCGCATCGAGAGGAAACTTTATTTAGTTATGGACTGCATAAAAAAGGCTATCGTGTAATGGTAGTTCCTAATGCAGATACTTGGCATTTAAAGAATCCAAAGGGCGGAATTAGAAGTGAACCAAATCAAGAGTTATATGAACAAGACGAACGTATATTTAGAAATATTATTGAGTATAAAGATAAAAATATTGTAGTTCTAAATTGCGGGATGGGTGACCATGTAGTGTTTAGCGAGATACTTCCGTTAATAAAAGACCCTGAAGTGTTTACTTGTTACCCTGAGATAGTGCCGGGTAAGTCTATTGCGGAAGCGCAACATCTGTTTGGTGACATAGATCAATACAACATATACAGAAAAATGGATATATGGAAATGGAAAGACAGTATTGGTGAAGCGTTTAGAAAGCTATATCTATGATTATCATTTCACCATATTCTAAAAAGTTAATTAATGGTAAACAAAATCCAAAAAATTATCCTTTTTGGAAAGAGTTATTATCTTTAATTAGCGAACCTGTTATTCAAGTTGGCATAGATGGCGAGGAACAATTAACTGAGGATTTTCGCAAAAACTTAACTGTGATAGAACTGCGAGAATTAATAAATCAGTGTAGAATTTGGGTGTCATGCGACTCTTTTTTTCAGCATCTTGCGTGGCAACAAAAAAAGATGGGTGTAGTTTTATGGTCTGTGTCTGACCCTAATATATACGGACATCCAGAAAATATAAACTTGCTAAAAAGCAGGAACAATCTAGTCCAGAATCAATTTCTTTGGTGGGAGTTTGTTGAACACAAAAGCGAATACTTTGTTTCTCCGCAGGAAGTCATCAAACATTTAAACTGGAACTAGCATGAGTGAAATTGACCCCATTGAATTTGGCAAATTAATCAACGCTGTAGAAAATTTAGCTAAAGAAGTTTCTTCAATGAAAGATGAAATTGATGAATTAAAAGGCAAGATTCACGGCGCTAGAGGTATGGCTTTAGGATTTTTACTGGCGGCGGGTGGAGTTGGCGCGGGTGCCGGTCATTTGCTTGAAAAACTATTTAAGGGTTAATCATGGTTACTAAAGCCAATCGCGCAAGACAGACTACGGTTCGTAAAAGAGTTGAAATTAAAACTACGTCTAATTACTTAGACAAAGCTATAGACCTAATTAAATGGGTAGATTCACCTTTTAAATTGGTGATGGTAATTATTCTTGCTAGTTTGTTGTTTATAGGTTACTTAACTTACGACAGCAAGCAAGTTTTACTTAACGCAATAGTAAATCATGACAAGCTACCGCAACTTAAAGACAGAGATGAAATTTTACCTACCGCTAATGCTTTGCGGTCCGACTTAGAAGCAACTACCGTAGTAGTTCACAAAGTAAACATAGTTACAAACACAAAAATTACTGTGTTAGCAATGAACGAAAAAGGTATAGATAAATCTTTGGATGGCGTTAATTCTAGTTTATTTAGCGCGGATGCAAGTCGCAATGCGGCTATGATTACCATGCTGAACGGTGAAATTCACTGCGATAAACTGGTGGTTTCTGGCAAGACATCGGAATGGGAATCTAAACAGGGCGCTACATTCGTTTGTAGAGGGTCTATTCCCCCGCCTATTGGCGAGTTTGCAGGGTATGTGGCTGTAGGGTTCAAAACGGAACCTGCCGACCTTGTAGCGGTTCGGTCGCGTATTAACTTTGCATCGATTGAAATGGCAAAGTGAAGTGGCTTTTAATTATCCCAATTACAACTTGTTGTTTGTTCATAGCGTGGGCAGACAATAAGTGCAGTCTTGCTACCTTTAAATATTTGGCACTTGCTACGCATAACCCAGAACAACGATACAGGCTTACATTGGACTGGCTTAAGAAAAATGGCGCAGGATGCAACAAGTCTCAGTTAATGTTAATTAAAGAGAATGAAGCCGCCATGTTAGGAACGGCAGATAGTTTAGAATTTAGATCGCTATTAGATGAATTTTTATCGGAGAAACCATGATTACCCTGCTATCAACTTTGTTATCCTTTGTGTCCGGTGGACTGCCTAATATCCTTGCGTTCTTTCAAGATAAGTCAGACAAGAAACACGAGTTAGAACTGGCTAGGATGCAAACTGAACGGGAGTTGGAGTTAAAAAAAGCCGGTTATGAAATGCAAGCCAAAATTGAGGATATTAAAACTGAACAGTTGACTATCAGTTCTGAGGTGCAGTCCCAAGAGATAGCTTTAAAAGAACGGGAAGCACTCTATCAACACGACATAGCAATAGGTCAAGGTGCAAGTCAGTGGGTGATTAACGCACGTGCTATAGTGCGACCTGCTATTACATTTGGGATGTTTGCGCTACTGGTGTTTGTAGATGTATTTGGCTTTTATTATGCTTTGCAGACTGGCGTAGAATTTACCACCGCGATGGATTCTTTGTGGGATTCTGATACTCAAATTATTTGGTCATCTATTGTAGCTTTTTGGTTTGGCACACAAGCGTTTAGCAAAAAATGAACATTAGTCCTAAAGCATTAGAGGTAATGAAGCACCACGAAGGGGTAAGATTCAAACCCTACCGCTGTCCTGCACTTCTCTGGACTATTGGTGTAGGTCATTTAATGTATCCATCTCAGGCGCGTTTACCAATGCCTGAAAGGATGTCAGTTCAATTAACACCACAAGACAACAAAATATTTACAAAAGAGGAAGTCGATGCAATTCTTAGAAAAGATTTATCTAATTTTGAACGAGGGGTCACTAACTTTTGCGGAGTTCTTAATCAGAATAGATTTGATGCTTTGGTTAGTTTTAGCTTTAATCTTGGTCTGGGAACACTTCAGCGGTCAACACTCCGTCAAAAGGTTCTTCGGGGTGACCACGAGAGTGCGGCACAAGAGTTCTTAAAGTATTGCAGGGCAGGTGGGAAAATCCTGCCCGGTCTTTTAAAAAGACGACAATACGAGTCTACTTTGTATCTTTCTTAGTCATTCTTGTCCCCTTGCGCGAATTGCTTTAGCTGTTTTTACTAACTGATTCATTGCGCCCTGAATAAAACACTCTGCAATGTGTTCGTCATTTTCAAGTTCATTTATCGCCTCTTGGTTTTGCAACATTGCTAAGTCGCAAATCTTTGCACACGCTTCACGCTCGGCTTCTACTGCTTTGCGTATTTCTTCTTCTTTAGTCATGTTTTTGTGCCTTTCTTATATTCATTTAAACAATGTTAATTTAGATTGTTCTACTCCGTAAGTTAAACCGTGACCAACATTAATTATATTTTCCGGAATAAAAAGATTTTCTTTTGAAATCCAACCAATAATATCACCACCAAAATTATCAACAATAACTAAAATATAATGGTCAGATGAATTTTCTATTTTTTTTAAAGTAGCTAATAATTTGCCATTTTTATAACGAGTGGATTTAACATCAATGGTTTTTCCTTTGTGACTTAATAAATCTGAACTACCTTTTCTGTTGAAAACAGAAATATCAAGGTGCAAATTTAAATATTTAGCTACACAATATTCACTAACTAAACCGTCAATGTTAATACCCCAAGTATCTTGTTTACCCATCTGTTGATCTACCACTTTATTCATAGCGCAAGATTGCCGCATGACAGCAATAAATCTACAGATGAGTAATTCACTTTCGTGAAGATCAATTCTCATTATCTAATTTACCTCGATTTTTAGAAAACAGAAAATCGTTACGATATTCACTAGGTGGTATCCAACCGTATTTACGCCAAACTTTTTGAACATCACTACCAGATGTCCATATAAAATTTGAACGTGTGTCGCCAATAAAATCCATATCATCTTCGTTATCTTGTATTTGCATAGCTTTTATCCTTTTGTATTTCAAAATGGCAAATCATCATCAATATCTCGAATGGAACTTTTTGATGGTTGAGGTTTTTCTTCTTTAGGCGTAAACGCTAAACTAAAAAATTTAGAATTATCGTTAGTGTTAGTTCTAATCCACCCTGAAACGTAATACTCTACATTATCCACAATACATTTGCCTTGATACTCTGGCGCGTTGACATTTCGTTCTTCCATTGGTTTGCGATTTTTACCTAATGTGCCGCGATTGTTGTTTTCCATTTAAATCTCCGTGGTTATTGAATCAAACATAAAATCTACTTCTTCTAAAAACTGTATTGCGGCTTTTTCTACTGCATTTAATTCTTCTTTAGTTGGAATATATTTTTTAACAAACAACTGATGTTTAGCGGGAACTCTTGGGTCAAACGATACAAACCAAACTTCAGTTCTTTCAGTAACAAGACACTGTAGAAGCATCTGAGGTTTGTAATCATCTGGAATTTTGTTTTCCATTATGTAACCCAAATGAGTAACAGTATTTGGACATTTCACTTCAATAAGAGATTGATCTGATACAAATCCATCAGGTGAACATCCTAAATTTTCAATAGTAGGATGATTTACAAAACCTACATCTCTGATTAATAAACCAGTTTTAGCTTCAAATGCTTGTTTAGCTAAAGGTTCAGTTTCCATGCCAAATTTCATGGCATCATTGACGTATTTAGGAACAATATTTCCAGTCAATCTTTCAGCAAGAATTTCAACTTTTAACTTTTTACGTTCACTAGATTCTTTTGGAACTTCACCGGCTTTGGCGCGTAAAAATGCCATAGCTGATGCCATCCTCGAAGCGGTTAATTTACCTGTGCGCTGATTAAACCATTCACCAGTGCCTTGAAATTTGTTTTCTTCTCTCATTTTGTATCCTTTGTATTAGATAATTTAGCTTTTAATTCGTCTTTAAGTTCTATATGCCATTCTCTAGCTTCGGGTGTTAATTCCGCCCAAACATATGCAAGTTCTACCAGCGATTTACAATCGTTTAAAGAATCTATAACTTCTTGTGTATCAGAAGGTTTAACGGGTGCAACCTGATTTGATTTGACAGGTTTTGGTGATGATTTGGATGCCGCATTACCATCGTCATCTTCAGGTGCAATACCGCAAGCCGCCATTAATGAATATCTGCGAGCGTAGGTTAAAGCCGAACCGTAACCCTGAGCGTCATGTTTTACAGCGGGAACATGCAGTTTACCAGTTGTTAAAGATTCACCAGATTCATGTAAAAAAATGGTTTCAACAATGACCCCGTTATCACATTCGTGAGTATGCTGAATCAACGCTATACCATTCTCATTAAGCGCACCTATGACTGCGTCAATACAAGATGATAGGTCAGCATACTTAGATCGAAAGTGCGGGTTTGTAGACTGTTTTAAAGCCTTGCCAAAGGCTCTTTGCGAATTAACTAACGCTGTGGCTATTGTTTTCATATTGTTCGTAATCCTCTAGTAAATTAATTAACTTTTCACGTAATAAATCATTATTAATATTAGGAGTATCTCTAACAAAATCTGCTACTGCTAAAAAACCGCCTAAAATTTCTGCTAACTCTTTGTTAA